TATGCACCGCCACCACTAATTGCGCCACCAATCATGCCAAATAACTTCATTTCTTGTGCATGAAGTTCAATTTTTAGCATATCGTTAATAATGCTTTTTGCCAGATCGCCAAAGTTTAATTTGCCAGTTTGAACAAATTGATCCAGAGCATTAGTCATGGAGTTGGTAATGGATGCAAACATTTGTTCTGCTTGTTGTGCCGCATTTTCAGAGTTTTGCACATACTGGGCATATGCTTTTTCCCAGCCATAACTAAAACTGCGTTGATGCTCTTGAGTGGCCAATGTAGCCTTGATGGTTTCATCAACATAAAAATGTGAAGCATCTTCAATGGCCGCTTTTTGCTTTTGCAATTGCTCAATGAGGGCTGGCCCGCCAATAGTATTTCTAGCCGCTGATATTTTCTTATCAATATCATCCAGCATTTTTTGGCGTTCATTTAAAACCTGATTAATGTTCTTTTCTAATTCTTTTTGATTAATTGTTAATTCAGCTTCTTGCTGGGCTTGTTTTAACTTAGTTAAAGTTAAATCAGCTTGTTCTTTATATTGCTGAGTAAGCCCTTGTGCCGCACTAATTTGCTTTTGATTAGCGGCAATAACCTGACGGTTCGCATCTTCTTGAACTTGTGGTTTGGCTGTTTCTTTGGGCGGGTTTAAAAGTCTTTGAGCAAATAACTCATCACTTTCGGCCATTGCTTTAACTTTATCATCATATTCTTTAATATCTTCCAGAGCTTTAGTAAGGTTGCCTTTCATCAAATCGCCAGATGCGGCCGCAATACCTTCTAATTCTGTAAAAAAACCAAGAACAACTGTTGATGTATATTTAAACAAAACTGCGCCAACAGTAGCAAAATCTTTAAGAATTCCAAAGAAAATGTTTAATGCACTACTGTCTTTAGTTAATGAATCGTATAGAGCATTTAAAGCTGGCAATACTGCGGTGGTAAATTCCAGCATCAGCTTGTGTGATGCTTCTTGCATTTTTATGCTTAAATCATGCGCCTGAGTAACCGCTTGGGCATATTTGTCCATTTCTTCACGGTTAGCCATCATATCTGCGGCCAAACCTTTTAAATCTACGCCCCTAATTCCACGCCCCAAAGTCTGAAAAGCAATACCATTGCGTTCAGCAGAATCTTTCATCTGCGCTAAACCTTGAATGGTTTTATCAAACAATTCCTGTTCGGATAAATGGGCTAAATCATTAAGGGTAATCCCTAGCTTTGAAAATGATTCTTGGGCTTTGCCATTACCTAAAATGGCTGATTCAATTTTTTGAGTAAAGCCAGAATAAATACGGCTAGTTTCTTCAGCATTACCACCATTCTTCATTAACGCATCGGAAAGGGATAATACGGATGCCACGGCCACATCGTTGGCTTTGGCGGTTTTAACAATGGAATCAGAATATTCCAATGCTTTTCTAGTTAATTCGGCAAAAGCGGCAACCCCAGCAACTTCGACAAGGGCATCTTTTAGTTCGCCAACATACTTTTTAGCATCAGCAATGCCCTGTTGAAAAGTCGCAGTATCTAATCCTAATTTGACCCCCAGGCTTGCTATATTTGCCATTTATTTTCCTTTTAAAAACTGTTTTGGCACATTCGGGGACATAAGCATAAATGATAATAACTGCTCATTTATATGATCCCTTTTTGCTTCCTCTGATAATGGTGGGTAAATATAGTCGTATGCTTTTGGTATTATATCTTGTAATTTGTATGCGGTCTTGCCTTTGGCAAGCATTGAATTAAAATGCCCCGCAGTTAAACATCCTAATACTTCTAAGATTCCCCGATTACCAATTAACCCATCGTGATACATCACGCAGATGTCGGTAAATGTTTCCTCATCGATGTTTTCTGGATCAGCCCCGTTTGCAATCAAATAGGCTTTAACTTGCCTACGAACTGATCCAATTACTTTCCCTTAGTATCTTTGTAATTGGCAGAAATTACTTTATTGATTTCATCAATTAATTCAATTTGAATAGCAAAAGGAAATAATTCCTCAATCATTGGGTATGTAATAGTATTCATATCAAATTCTTTATCTTCTGGCACAAGCAATTTAAAGAATTCGGTAATACGGATTTGCGTTAATACTTTGTTTTTAGCAGTTTCTTTTAATGAACGGCCTTCAATAATTACATCATTTTCGGCAAATTCAATATTAGATTCTTTTTCAAAGTCGGCTTTTCTGTCAATAAACACTTTGGCTATTTGTGCATATTCAACATCAACCATTGATTCATCAATAACTTTGATTCTTTCGTGCATTGCTTCATATTCCAATGTTGTTGGAACACGAACTTTAAATGTGTGGCCGCCCATTTCAAATGAACGGGTGCGTACTAATTCTTGATTTTCTACAAACTTTTTGCCTAAAGCATTTGCAAACTGATTCATTTACTTTCCTTATGGATGTTTTGATTTATATTTTTCTAGGGCTGATCCTAGCTCTGTTCCCAAATTATCTAAAATTGCAACAGATGTGTTTTCTAATGCTGGGCGCAAATATGGTCTTGGGGCTTCTTTATGCGTTCCAAACTCCGTAAACATGGCACGGCCATCGCTTTCAATACCAATTTGTTTAATGTTAGATTTGGTATTGTGCAAATTAAAGAATGATTTTTTCTTTAGTTTATTGCCTGGTGCGGTGCTTACACGCCCAATAACGATTTCGCCAGGGCTGTAATATTTAGAATTGCGGTCTTTAGAATTAGGCTTTCTGGCTTCAATTTGAAGGGATGCCCTTAATGCGCCAGTATCTAAACCGTGTCCAGGCTCTAATAACGCTTTAGCCGTAGATAAAGTTGGCCGCAATGAATGTCTAATTGCGCTAACCAATATGGTCTTTGAATCTTTAGGGCCAAAATCATCTTGGATTTCATTTACCAAGTCGGTAAATTCTTCCCAACCTTCAAAGTCAATTTTGACCGTACTCATTTTGAAGGTTTGATAAGATTATTAAATATAGAATTGTTTAAGTTTTTAACGAACCCAGTAATTTCATCTGGGGACATTGTGTCTGCATGGCGGGCCGCAATCTCATAAGCCAGATTGATTCCCATTACTTTTTGTTGTTGAAAACCAAACCAATCCTTAACTCCAGAATCGGCTTGGTTTACCAGGTAACTAAAATAATTTGCTAAGTCTGCGTTATCTTTTATTGTAGGCATTTTATTAAGTATTGTTTGACCAACCGTATTGGTTGCCACGGGGGTGGATAGTAAATGTGCATTTAGCTTCTGCGTTAGGTGCAGTATCAATGGTGAACTCTGATACACGGCCATTAAAGGCGTATGCAACAGTATTAGCACCATCAACAGCGGCAATAACAAAAGTACGATCAATGATTCCGCTGTAAGCATCGCCACGCATTAACAACAAACCAGCATCGGAAGGATTCCATGCGGCAACGATTGTTAAAGAAGTTGGTTTGCTTTGTGTTGGGATTACATCAGATTGACGGCTACCAGCAACATAGAAATTTGCAGATGCGTCATCTTGACCAAACTTAGGAATAGCTTCAACATTTAGAATTTCGCCAGTAGAGCCAGTACCATTAGCAACAGTACCAACAATAGAAGCAACTTCACCAGTCCAAGTAGATAATTGGGTAGTTGTTAAAGGTGTTGGAGTTGCGCCAGTCTGACACCATAACGATGCCGAAAACCCAGGTAATACTTGATTTGGAAGTGCCATTTTAAAAATTCCTTAAATAAAAGTTAATCAATTTATATTATGTTGGAATGTATAAAGTGCAATCCATAATAATATGATGCAAATTTATCGTATTATCGTATGTATTATACAACCAATCTACATCGGCTTTTGATATTTGAAATCCGCTACTGCCACCAAAAAGGCCGTTGTAACCATGCAATGATTGTAATATGGAATTGCTTATATTGAAAGCATCATTCATATCTTGGGCAAAGACATTAATTTGAAATATAGGCTTGTCAATACCCTTATTATTCTGATTCTGGCCAGTATAAACAGGCTGATGAACATTCCTTAATTGCCAAGTAATAAACTTAGGCTGGCTAGAAAAATTACGGTTGAAATTGGCATAAACAGGCACAGGAGTAGCAATAGCGGCCAGTTGATATTGGATGGCTTTTGCATAATTAAGCGGATTCTGCTGGCTCATACTTGTGTGCTTGGATCGTTACGGTAGCAAGTGAAAGTAATATTCATTTTATCGTTACTTTCATTGACATTCATTATTCTAAAATCATGCCCACGCCAATTAAACGCATAACCGACTTGGTTTTCCGACATTTGCAAGGTATTTGGGGTGTAATTTAATACAAATTTAACCAAATCCGCATAAACACGATCTTCTTTGGTAATGCTCAAATTATTATGAACATCCATTACTCTGGCACGGGTTTTAAACCATAGGGTAATTGCGGTTGTGGTTTGTCCAATGCTATCTGTGGATATAGCAACATTATTCACATCCACATTTTCATAGCGGACAATAGCCATTACAACACCAGCGGTTTATAGGGTCTGAGTAATTGCTCTACGCCATAAGGGATTTTGTTCATAACCCCATTAAAGGTATCGCTACGATTGTTATAAAGATGGGTTAGCATCATCAAACCAGCTTGTTTAATGACGGGATATTGAGCATATGGACTAGCACCAGTTGTATAAGTAACCACAATTGGGTTAGCAATAAAAGTGCTAATTTCGCTTGGTAGGCTATTTACAATAACTTGATTGCCCGTTGGATCATAAAAATAAGCCGATGGGTCAAGCAAAGTAAAGGTTGCTGGCGTATTGCCATTGTAATAACCAACCGAATTAATGACTGTTCCAGCATTGCCTTGATTGGCTTGGCTGACATTAGGCAAATCCAACTGAATTTGTGTGCCACTCATGCCATTCCAAGCCCCATAGTAGACTTTATAGCTAATAGGAAATATGGACATACCAAGATAATCCTCGATGGCCATACGGGTCGCTAATTCAAGCCCAGTAAGGTAATCATCTTGGCTGGTATCGCCAAATAAGTTTAGCTGTTGGGTGATCTGATCCAAAGTAAGCCATTGCGTTTGCAAATCACGGCTTGTTTGCTCTATCTTTTCATAGCTAAAGGGGTTGCGGGCTGTACCTAAATACGGCCCGTTTGTATAACTATCTAATGGCATATTGGCCTTATGATTCTAAACGGACACCAGCGAATACATCACGAATTGTAGAACATACCCGTTTTTCAGCATACAGGGTTACTGTACCTGGCTGAGTTTGCTCTAAACGCTGGATGCTAAATTCTTCGTGATCCACGATAGTTACAAACTTATCCCAGTTTGCCAAATAGATTGGAAAATTGCCACTACCAACCACTTGCATATATGGGTTAGGAATGACTGGGAAACCAAATACATGAGCCACAGCACCACCATCGGAATCGCCAACTTCAACAAATAATGGCTGGCCAGTAGAACTGGTTAATTCACGCAATGCCAAAATGGTATTTGGGTGCATATGCCATGAAGTGCCTGGCAAACTCCAGTATTGGGCTGGTAATGCAGATGCTAGGGATGCAATATCGTTATAAACGATTGTGCCGCCATTAGCGGTGCTAACAGTTTTAACTGTATGCAAACCGTTGGTTGCGCCAGAACCGCTTGTGCCAAATGCGGCTGTTGAGCCACTTGGATAATAATTTAAGCCACGCAAACCGTTGGTTGCGCCAGTTGATGTAGTGCCAGAACCAGCTTGATCGTTATTTTGGATCATTGACAATGCTTCTTGTTGGCTAAATTCCAACATTAAATCGCCAACAACGGCTGGATCAAGGTTGTTAATGTCATCCATTGCGGCAGTACGGATTGGCAACTGCGCTGTAATGGCTTGTAAAGGTAATTGCCAGAATGATGTAGCAATGTTTGGAGTACCAGTATTCACATTAACTGGATAACCCCAGGGATTTGTAGGATTGGTTGCGTTACCCGTTTTAACAACAAACGCTTCATTAGAACCAATCGTAGTAATTTCTCGGCTTGCCATACGCAATGGGTTAGCCATACGCAATGATGCAAACGCATCATCATAAATAACACGACCACCAACCCCAGAACCCGAACCAGTAAGGGCTGATGCTTCTTTTAAGTTTACCTTTACCGAATCACCGTTTTTATCGGTAAGTGCGGATTTGATTGCTTCTAGGATTAGTTCATTTTTCATATATAGTCCAAAAGATTAGGGTGGGGGCGGCTTTTGACCGCCCCGCCTTTACTACATTATTACGCTGTTGCTGTTCCAGTAGAACGGTAAGCGATGATAGCAAGTGGGTCTACATTTGATGTAGCCAAACGCTTCTCACCGAAGAAGGTGATGTAACCAGGCAATGTCTGGTCATATCTACGCAATACCATATTCAAACGATCAACAATGGTGTGGCCACGCTGGAAATCACCAAAATACATTGGGAATAAGTTAGCGGCTGTATTACCAGAGAATTCGCTTGGATTGTCTACATATTTATTAACTACAACATCAAAGCCAAGCATACGGCCTACGATGCCATCAGCATCGCCTGGGTGCATCCGTTCAAAAATTGGTGTGCCGTTAGCATCTTTCAAGCCACGAATTTGTGCCAAGAAAATTGGGTTTACCAAGAATTTAGCGGTTGGAGTCCAGTATTGTTGTGGCAGATTGTAGATGAAGTTAATGATGTCTTGATAAGTTACATTAGCCGCACCAACAACATTGCCGTTAGTAGTAATCTGGTCATAAACAGCCAAGCTGTTCAAACCGTTGCTAGTAGCAACACCAGAAGTACCGAAAGCACCAACAGTAATTGTACCGCCAGTATAAGTGCCATTAGCACCATAGTTAGCGTATTGATTCAAACCACGCAAACCTTGTGTTCCACCATATGTATTTGGGGAATCGGTTTGATCGTTGTTCTTAATCATGGACAAGCCTTCTTGCTGGCTAAATTCCATCAACATATCATCAACCACATTGGCTTCTAAACCATCGATGTCATCAAGAGCCGCAGTACGGATTGGGAACTGGACATTCAAATCTTGTAACACTAATTGCCAAATGTTAGTAGATTCAGTTGTTGGGTTTGGGCCACTAGATGTGTTGTTGTTTATTGGATATCCCCAAAAACTTCCAGAATTGCCCGTTTTTGCTCTAAATTGATATGTAGAACCATCAGTAGTTACATTACGGGAAAGACCACGCATAGGGTTAATCAAACGCAATGTGTGGAATACAGGATCATAGGCTGTACGACCACCGATGTTGTAACCGCC